TTCTCCTGGGAGTTGATGCTGGACGATCCGCGGACGGCCATCGCCGCCTGCATCTGTTCACGCACCATGAGATACGACGCAATGGCTTGGCCGTCGCCCCGCTCTAGCAGCTCTGGGTGTGAAGCGAACTGGGTCGCAGCCAGCGTCAAGAACTCGGTCACCCTGCCAGGGTTGCCGCCATCGTTGAAGTTGGCGGCCCACTCAGGGTTGCTCCGCGACAACTCGGCGACAAACTGCTCCCTGATGGCTTGCAGGTCGGAAGCGCCCTTTGCCGAGAACGAGTTGAGACCGCGCTCCTCCAGCGTGAGCCGGAGCTGCGTGTTCACCTGCTGGTAGTCACGCCACCCCTGCTGGGCCTCGGCGTCCCTGGCCGCCTCCAGCGGGTCCTTGCGGGACCGGAATGTAGTAGACGTACCTGGGCCGACCTCCTGCCGCAGTTGCGCCTGGTAGACGCCCTGCGACCAACCTTCGGACATGTTGGAGGCGCCGGCCCAGAACCACCCGTACTCAGGGTGCTGAGCCATGTCGTTCCGGTAAGCCTGGATGGACCCCCAGGACTCGTCGGTGGCCGTCAGCCCCGTCTCGTTCACGGTCAGGCTGATCGCCATGTCGTAGTAGTCGGGGTAGTCGGCGGCGAACCTGTCGTCCGCCGAAGCTCCATACTCGCGCCGGTAGCGGTCGTACTCGGACTTGTAGTAGGACAGCCGCGACTGAGGACTCCAGGTGAACGGCATCTGCGTGCCCATGAGCCGCAGGAGCGTCCAGTTGCGGACGCGGTTTCCCACAAGGTTCATGCGGTCATCGTCTGACAGCACCTCAGCCTCGCCGTTGCGTTCCATGTTCACCTGCTCTTGGTAGAGCTGCGTGAACACCGCATCGACCCTGCGGCCGTCCTGGGACACGACATCCATTGCCGCGCGGGCCCAGGATGGAATCACCTGCTGCGGGATGCTGTCCGAGGTGGGACCAAAAGGCAGGAGGTACTGGAGGATCGGGTTTTCCTTGCCCTCTTCGCCCCACGCCTCAGGGAACCAGTTGACGATGAGCTCGTTGGCTGGCACCGCGAGAACGGGACCGGGGCCGGGCAAGAACCACGGGTCACCCTGGAAGACGACGTTGGCCGCGTTCTTACTGATCCGCAGCTTGTCTGAACCTGCCCACTCGTGCAGGCTGCCTATGCCCGGCAGGGACCAGTCGGGAATCGGGATCAACATGTAGCCGTCCCAAACTCCGGCCTGCCCTACCACCTCGCCCTGGTCGTTGCGTACGTTGCCGTACACGTCGATGGCGTTGCCATCCTGGTCCACAACCCAGCCGGCCGCGTTCGGAGAGCGCATCGCGTCCCAGAACACCGTGGCGGCCTGAGGCTTCTCGCCGAAGATCCGGCCCCACTTGGTCATCGTGTCTTCCCACGCCCCGTAGAACGGGGACAGGAAGCGCACGAAGTGACCGACCGATGACTGCTTGGACGTGTCGAACATGTAGCGCGCCACGTCCTTGCGAGCCTTCTGTGAGGCAAGCACGCGGATGTCGTTGACCTGTTGGAGGGTGAGTTTGCCCGCGTCGTCGAAAGTCATGCTCGCGTTTTCCATCGCGGCCTTCGCGTGCATCTCGAACCGGGCCGTGTAGAACGGGTGCCGGCCCATCATGTTCTCCGGCATCTGTGCAACCCAGTGGAAATACTTGCGCTCAAGCCCTTCGTACTGACGGACTACCCCGGCCTGCCAGTCCTTCTCAAGCAGTTCTCCAGGTACGCCGGGACGCTGAGAAGGAACCTTCCACTCGGCCTCCAGGTCGGCCAAGGTGACGTTGCGGCTCTGTGCCGTGGAACGAATCGCCGAGTTTTCAGGAAGCAGCGCGTTGATGTGCTCACGAGCGCGTTCGACAACCGCCGATGCCGACTCGGTACCGGTGGCGCGCATGTCGCGCAGGTATGCCCTACCTTCGAGATCCTTGGTCATCCATGTCAGGATGTCCTCGTCTGTCTCGCCGGCCAGAATCCTCTGCCCGAGCGCGTCGGAGCGCGTCTGCATGTTCACGCCACGCAGGTAAGCCTTCTCCCAGGCAGCGTTCTGTCCAGGGACCATGTCCCATCGACCCGAACGACGGAGAGTGTCGAGTTGGCCTCGGGTACTACCTGTCAGCAGACCGAGGATCGAGTCCTCAGAGTCCATCGAGTTGATGGTGCGCAGGAACTCCTCGTTGCTGCGGTATGCGTCGCCGATCTTCGACGGTGTGAACTTTCCGCTGCGATCAATCCTGGCACCCTTGCCGATGCGCTGCGAAAGTTCCGTCTCGCGCACGCGAGTCATACGGCCGGAAGGAGTGAACTTGACAGGACGGGACACATGTGCATTGAGCTCAACGAGCTCGCGACGCAAGGGGGCCGCAACATCATCGGCTAGGTCGCCCTGGGTGAGGATACGGTCCAGGTCATCGATCCGCTGGAAGGCATAGAAGCGCTCGTTCAGTACGCGCGCCTCAGCAATGTCGATCTTCTTGAGGTTGAAGATCGTGTGGTAGCCGCCCCTGGAGGCTTGCGAGATGTACTTGAGCGGACCCATGTTCGCAAGCAGGCGCGCCTGGGTGTCAGTTTCTGCTCGCACGAAGTAGGCGTACGGGCGCAACAGGGCGCCGAACTTCCAGAGCCTGTTACCTGCCGCGAGCATGTGGTCGGTCCCGCGCCACACACCGGAAGTGGTCGCCTTGGCGACGTATCCTGCCACGCCGCTGCGGAAATGCGCTGCGGCAAACCTGTCAAGTTGCTTCGGGTCTAGGATGGACACGTAGTCCGCCACCTGTGAACGCAACGTCGGCCGGCCGATGTCTTCCACCCAGCGAGAGTTCTCGCCGAACACGTAGATCCCGTCGTCCATCCGGACGGCAGGAAGTTCGTTCGCGGCTCGTGCCTTGTAGACACGGGAGGCGATGTTCTGGATCTCAGCACCGCGACGGGTACGCATCTTGTTGTAGACCGAAGACAAGGCGTCGGGGTCTTGGCCGTACTTGTGCGCGACCATCTCATCAACCGTCTTGTCGAACTGGGTGATGATGTTGCCCTTGGCGCCCTTCGACTGCGCGCCAACGCCAGCGCGCATGAAGTCGTCCTCCTGCTGCGCCAGGCGTTCAGCGAACTCCCCGAAACGCGCGTCGCTACGCGGGAGGACCGTGCGCGCCCTGAGGACCGCTGCACGGAAAGTCTGGTTCGCATCGTCAGCGGAGAGCTTGAACGTCCCGGGCAGGTGCTGACCGGTGACGATGTGCACGCGGTCAAGGAACCGGCCGCCCTGGAAAGAGGTGACCACCTTGGCCGTGTTGCGCGAACCCTTGAGAGTCGCAAGCCCGCCAACCTGCACGAGGTTGCCGGAGATGGGCGCACCAACCTTGAGCACTCTCTCCGCAGCGTCGAGAGAGGCGCGGATCGAAGCCGACTGAGCCTCGATCTCACGACGAACCAGAGAGGTGTCGTTCAACTTCGCATGAGCCTGGGCCACTGCATCCACATCGTCCAGGTCGGCGCGAGACAAGATGTCGTCAGCGTGCAGGCTGTCCAGACCGGACTGCATCTTCTCCAGCTCGACGCGGAGCGTCTGCGACTTGAGGCCGACCCGCTCCAAGGCGGCAGTGTCACCCATCCCTGCGAAGATGACGTCCTCGCGAGCAGCAACGCGCTCGGTAAGGTTGTCGATACCTTCGCCTGCACGGGACATGAAGTAGGAGACGGCTCCGCCATCAGAGGAATGGCGCAACCATCGCGACCTGCCCAGCGCAGAGACCGTGCCGGCCTGACTGGCAGTCTCTTCAAAAGCGTTCGCCAGTTGGGTTGCCAACGTGCGAGCACGTTGCTGCTTGTTCGTCAGTTCGGCCGCTGTGACCGTGCGGTCGGCTACGCGAGCAATATCTCCAGCGCTCAGCGCGCTACGAGCCGTGCGAACACTAGAAGCTGCCGCACCTGCGGCAAACAACGGATCGGCGAAGATTTGCCACATGGCATCGCCGATGCCGGTGGTCCAGTGTGCGGCGCCCTCGGAGAAGTACTCCTTGCGAGCCTCATACCGGTTCGGGTTGTCCAGCAGGTCCAGACCGCCTGAGCGTGTCGGGTCGGACCCAGATGTGCCAGCACCCCCCCAGCCGAGATCCTCGCGGCGCTGCTCTGCCAGGAGCCATGCTGTCTGACCTACCGACGCCTGCGCATCGACAGCCTTGCCCCAGTTGTCGCGCCAGTCGTCCTGGGTCCAACCCCAAACAGGATTGACGGTGAAACTGTTGACGAGGTCGCTGAGCTGGAAACCGTCATTGGTGCGGTCGGCGGCCGTGCGAAGCGTAGCCTCCATCAAGTTGCCGGTGGCCTCCGTGCCCCATTCGAGGGCACGCATGATCGGGCGACCCACGCCGGAGACCGCTCCGCCAATCTTGTCCCAGACGCTCGGCGGTTCCTCGTTCTTGTCGGCAACGATGCCGAGCGAGTTCACATAGGCGGTGGGCTGGAAGAACGAAGCGCCTTGCTGAGAGAAAACCTGGCCGGCCTGTGCGGCTTCGGCGTCAGAGGTGGAGACGCGAGCGATGTTCACGGACGCACCAGAAGGCGCGCCAGCCTCAGAGGCGGCGCCAACTCGCGTGTAGAACGTGCCCACGTATTCCCCTCCTTACAGAGACGACAGAACTTCCCGCACGCGCCTCTTGAACGACGGCGTGGCATCCGCACGGCTAGCCTCTGCCGCAAGAGCATTCAGCAGTGCAGGCGACAGGGCCCGCGCATCGGCCCGTCGCTCCTGCGTCGGGTCCATCGGCAAGCCAAGCACCTCTGGGCCAGGTCCAGGACCAGCCGCAGCGCCCGCGGTTACCGGGAGCTGGTCCTGTGACGGAGCACCGAGACCGACAACCTGAGACAGGTCGACGCCACCACCCCCGCCGGGGGCCGGCGCACCGGCAGCACCCGCCAGAGGGGCCTGCGTCGTGAGGTTCTGGAGCTCAAGATTGTCTCCGTAGGCCGGAGCGTCGGGGTTCATGACCCCACCGTCTGTACGGGCGCTCATCGCGCCTGGTCCTGACACCATCGCCGGGCTCGCGGGGGAGCGGGCACCGCCCCATGACTGGCTCACATGTCACCTCGCGTCATGGATTCGATACCAGCGCCCACCTCGCGGGCAAACTGCCGGCGTGCATCGATCGACCGGGACGTCCACTTCAAGCCGTCCGCGATGTTCTCGAAACACACCATCAGACCCTTGACCGTGAAGTAGGGGATGCAGACCAGCGAGTACACGACGTCTGCCCAGTTGAGCGGCTCAAACAGCCCTCTCTCCTGCTCGTTGACGTCAAACTCATCGTCGTCCATCTCCACCCCCCGCTCATACGGTTCTGGCTGGGCTCATACGGCTCACGCCGGCCTGCAAGTTTGGCGTGCCCGCTGAGTTTGTGCCGGCGAAAAGCATCTCCAAAGGAGGCCGGCCGCCTGGGCCTTCGGTTGCGATGCCAGGCTTGAGGCCTGGAGGCATCCCGTTGGGCGCCATACCCCCACCTTCACCACCGGGTCCGCCCGCTCCTGCCATCAGGGCAGCCATCGGATCCTGTTCAGGGGCAGGAGCAGGCTCAGGGAACAGTTCCTTGAGCACGTCCTCGATCTTGCGGCCCTTCTCCAGCTCCTTGATGAGGTTGGCTGAACGCACCAGGATGGTTGAAGGGTCTTGACCGTTCGCTTCCATCTGCGGAATCGACTGGATGTAGGCCGACAGGCCCTGCACGAGGCTGTTGCGCACCTGCTCGATGATGATTTTCGTCTCTTCGTCGGCAGGGTTCATGTCTGACGGCAGGTGCCTGCGTACGTAGTCGTTGGACACGAGCCCTGCACCGAGAGCCTGGAGCAAGAACACGAGGCCCCTGTTGGGGTCCAGTCCTGCGATGCCGCCGTACTGCACCTCAACCGTGTGATCGCCCGCGATGTCGCGGCCGGCACGGTAGGTGAGCTTGTACGGCGTGCCTTCTGCGTGACCGGAGATCGCCTTGGACTCTGAGGGCCAGAAGGTCTCGTCAACCTTGAAGCAGAGCTGGAGAACCTGCTCGAAGTGGCCCACAAGGGCCTCTTGAGACATGGCGATCTGCTGGGAGTACCCAGCCATGAGCTGCTGGACGCCCTTGCCTGTCACAACAGAGGCGTCGATAGACCCACCAAGGGCCTCGGGGGTGATAGCCCCGTACTCCAGTTCGTCCTTGAGGGACTCCTGGGCGATCCAGGCCCCCTGCGGGACCTCCATGCCAACACGGCGGATCTGGTCCGGGTTGTTGGAGCGGATGACCGCACCCGGGCCGATCTCGATGTCCGTGGTGTCAAGAGGCGCGGCGAACGGGGCGTTCACGGCTTGTGCGGCGGCGGACAAGGTGTAGGTCTGCATCGCGTGAAGCGCGAGTTGCACCCAGATCAGGTCGTCAAACTTGCCCCGGATCTCCTTGTCAACCCCAGGACGCAGGGTGGCGACATAGGTGCACTGGCCGACCGGGTTCGCGTGGTCGACAAGAGTGATCTCTGGCTTGTCGGACAGGTAGACGCAGACGCGCTTGGCGTCAACATACTTGATGACCTCGATCTGATGGTCAGGTGGGACGATCCCCCCGCGTCCGTAGGAGCGCTGGATGTCACCTTCCCAGTCGGGAAACTCGGCGCAGAGCTCCTGGCAGGTCCGGGTGAACACCCGTGCCATCGCCACGGTGCGACCCTTGCGGTCCCACAGCGGGTAGAAGCCAACAGAGTGCTCCATGAGCACGTCAGGGAACATGTCGTCAAAGTCGGGCTCCACCGCGGTGACGAGCAACCCGTAGGCGTAGAACTGCGCAGAGCCGGTCTGCATCTGCGCCTGGACGCGGGAACGCTTGAGGTAGTGGTTGGCGATCTTCGAGCGGCGGTCCGCGAAATCGCGCGCCGCCTCAGACGTGGCGGTCACAGACTGGCAGGAGACGATCGGGAGCGGGGAGAGCGCAGCAGAGGCGTGCGCCACCATGACCTCGACGCGGTTTGCCACGATCGGGCGGGGCCATTCGTCAGAGAACAGGCCAGGTGCCACCTGATCGAAGTTGCCGTTCAGGACCGCACTCACCTCAGCGGCGTGCGTGTCCCGGGAGGCGTGCTTCTTGCGCAGCGCAGCAACCTTGGAAGCAATCTCGCGGATGTCCAACAGGTCGGCTGCCATGCTCACCCCACAACCCTTCTACTGAGGAAACCGACAGGGGCAACAGCCCTCTTGGCGGCCGTACCACGAGACATGAAGGGCAGGTTCACGAACTTCTGCTCGCCGCCCTGGCGGTCATGCCCGAGGATGATGCGAGCACGAGTCTCAAAGAACCAGAGGGCCATCGGTCCGTCCTGGCGCAGCTTGGAACCGCGGCGCCCCGGCACCCACGTCAACAGTTCCTCGATCAGAGACTTCACGCCCTGGGACATGTCCGGGTCTGGGAGCTGGATCAGGTTGGAGCCGGCCACAAACACCTCACGGCCGGCACCGTCGTTGATACGCCTGACGGTTCCGAACAGGGCGCTCAAGGACGCCACCCCGAAGTCGGGGTCCAGCTTGTTCTTGCCCGTGTAGTGACCGGTCATCCGTACCCCGCGGGTGGCAAGGAAGGCGCGGATCTCAGGGTCGTGCACCAGGAAGCCCTGGAAGCCTTGCTCCTCGATCACCCACTCGTTGACGCCGTACTCCAGCGTCACGCGCCTGATGAGATCGCGGAAGTACTCAGGACTCGGGGAACCTTGCACGAAGCAGTTTTCGATCCACCGCTTCTGGTCGGTCCGGTCAACCTTGCCGACAATCGTGAACGTGTCCCCAGCCATCGCGGGGTCCATCGAAGCGATCGTCCACATGCCTTCCCCGCCACGGCGGGGATGACCCCACGCGCCTGCGGTGAGCGGACCAGGCTTGCGCCTACGGTCCACCGAAGACATGACGCAGAGCGGCTTGAAAGCCGCATCCTCCGCGGTCTGCTGCTGCTGGTACACCAGCGACCACACGGCGGGAGGCTTGGAGTCGCGGATCTTCGCGCAACGGGGCCCGTCAAACATCGTGTACAGGCCACGATCGTCCGCTTCCTTGTCCGCTTCGTCGTACGCCGTCGTAGACTTGGGCCACAAGGTCACCCAGTCTTCGGCGTTCTCGGCGAACTGCAAGACGGCCGGCTGGCGCAGGTAGGACCACGGCGAGCGTCCGGACAGGTAGCGCTCGTCGTTACGAAGCTCGGAGTACAGGTCTTGGGAAGCCAGGCGTGTCCCGATGGCGACGATCTTGCCGTTCTTCACCCGGGACTCAACCTCGGACTCAAGCCAGTTGACCTGCTTCTCCCACTCGTTCGCGTTGGCGAGCACGATGCAGTCATCCAGGATGATGAGGTCTGCCCGGGAGCCATAAATCTGTGACCCCATACCCAGGGCTTCCAGCGTCGGGTCCTTGTGGTCGACCGTACGCCCTGCCACGTACATGACACGCGAAGCGAACGAACCTTCACCGCGACCCGGCTTGAACCCGCCAGGCGGGGCGAACGCGGCTTGTAGCTTGGTGAACCGCGAAGAGGTGAGCCGCTGCTGGATCTGGTACAGGAACTTCTGCGCCTGCTCCACGCGCTTGCTGACCACGATGATCCGCACGTTCGGGTTCATGCAGATCCGGTACGTGGCGTAGTCGATGGTGACCGTCTGGGTCTTCGCAAACCCTGGGGGGACGTTGATGACAAGACGGTTCGTGTCCCGTGGGTCCCACTCGCACCCTTCGATCGGGACCGGCTCGTTCCCCTCAAGAACGTCAATCCACTGCTGCTGGTGCGGGTAGGTGTCAAAGTCCAGGTACTCTTTGCGCCACTGCGCGAAGCTCATGTCACGGCGAGGGGGCACGTCCACCGAGTCGCCCACCGCGGACGACTTCCGCCGGCGCTCAGTACGCACCGTGTCCGCCTGCGCGGCGAAGTGCTTGTCACTCTTGCGCCAGGACTCCCAGGTGCGCAGAGCGCGCCCGCTGGCCGCCATAGCCTTCTCCACAGAAGCGCCTGCTGCATAAAGCAGCAGCGCCCTCTCCTTGGCCTGGTCGATGCTCAATGTGGCTTGAGCCACCGGCCACCTCCAGAAACGGGTTCAGGCCGCGCACCACGATAGGTGGGCGCGGGGCGGATGAGGGGTGACCCTTATGGGGGCGTGGAACACGCACACGCCTGCACGCACAGGTTCACTTCTGATGACGTCCACATGATCGTTGTTTTCGATCACGGGGAAACC